GGAAAAGGTTGATTCTGAAGTTCTTCGATTGTGTCGATTTGTCCAGTCCTTTCCATCCAGAAAAGATTTCCGTATTCGGTGGTCCATCCTTCTTCGTCCAATTGGCGGTGTATCGCTTCGCACAGGGCGTGGAAACGAGGTGAACATCCGCAGGCAGCCATAGCTAGACCGATGGTCGTAGCTTTGAGCCGTGGGTAAGTGTGCTCTTTTTCAGGAAAGAGAAGATGACGTAAAAGATCCTCATCGGTGCGAAAGGGCAGTCCGAAGTGGCAAAAATAACTGAGAACAGTCATGCCATGAAGGCGGTCTTGAATCATCGACTTTTTCGCGTTCAGTTTTGCGTTGAAATAGAACATCGCAGAGCTGGCGAGCATGTCAAGGAAGTTGGGTCCGTAGATTACAAACATCTGTTCATAGAATCGAATCAAAGAGTCGTCTCCTTGTACTCGAATCCAAAAATTGTCGTGCTCGATAGAGATACCGAGAGCGGCAAGACAGGTAGTAATCATAATCGCGTTCGCAAAGGAATCCATAAGCTGTGTCTGTTGGTAGCCAGACCCGAATCCAGAGTAATTCCAGCGCCACAGTGTTCTGTTAGGCAGCAGGATTGGCGTGTACTTAATGCAGTAGCACATCCATTTCCAGAGTCGTTCAATCCGTTGAGAATTGGTACGAGCGTTAGGGTAGAAAGAAGTCGGTTGGTAGCGTGTGAAGTCGAAGTAAGATCTCCAAATGTTGTGGACAATGTCCATCAAGCGGAAGAGCAAACGTTTGTCGAATTGCGACCAGTCGAGTGTAAGGTAGGTAGAACCGTTCGGAATTTCCGAAAACAGTAGTCTCCATCCTCCTTTCATAATTTCGCGTCCCCAAAGCAACTTTCCAGTGTTTGGAATGTTGAGGTAAACTCGTTGCAATTGCCAGATAAACATATTTTCAATCATCAAGAGTAGTTTGGTAGCGCCAAATACAGCTCGAATCTTGTCAGGTTCATCTTGCGCGACAACATGTGCGCGGGCGTGCAGAGTATTCCAGTAATAGGGTTTAGGCGTACCATCCTTCTCAAAGAAAGCGGCGCGTCCATCCTTAATCTGGTGAACTAGGGTGCGATTGTAGTGAAACATCTCATTATACAGGTTGTGAAAACGAGGAACAGCGTGCGTGATGTATCCGAGGCGTGCTTTTGCACTAAGGTAAACTTTGATGTTAACCAGCTTCGATGATATCCATGAGGCAAGTGTCTCGATATGTTCCTGCAACTTAGGGGTCTCCGATTCAAGATCAAGGTCTCGAAATTGCGGCGTAAACTTAAACGAGGCCAAGTTCCAAGGGGCTTCAGCGTTAGGCTTCAGGTTCCAAGGGTAGTAACGAAGGTCAGGAAAGGCGATAGGGTGCAGAGTGAGCGGCGGGCGGAAAGCTTCAGTAACGAAGTTAACAGCGCGAGAAAAGTAGCGGTCCTCAGGTATGATGTGGTGCGGCTGCTCGAAAGACATAAAGTCATCGATAACGGCGGCGTCAGAAGAGTCAGATCTTCGGTTCGTCATTGCCTGGTCGATTTCCTCATTTGAGAAAAACGTGCGTGCTTTGCGTTCAATCCATCCACGGATTCGTGATCCGAGAGTCCTAGCGGCCCAAGACTTCGAAAAGCTGGCTTGCGTTTCAACGTCGGCGGGGAGGTCAAGTTGGGTGAGATTATTCATGATTTTGGTGATTCAGTATAGTCTGAGTAGAAAAAATTTTCGTAGAACTTGCGAGGTGGGC